AAGAGTATGATCTACATAGTATGGAGCAAACCCGGATCTCTCAATTTCTTCCGGAGAAAGATTTTTCGTCAGCTGGTGCACAATGGCACAGATCATTTCCATATGGGCCAGTTCTTTCGCACATCCAAGATGCAACTAATCCACATTAAATAAGTAATACCTTTTTGATAAAAATAAGATTGATACAATATTCACCCCTCAGAGAACGATCTCCGAGGGGATTTTTATTAAATAGATGTGGTCTCTTTACTGTAAATTACCGACATGAGCCTTGCATACCATGGCGCTTTAGGACTCCACTTGTAACACGGCATGTCCTTACCATTGTTGTCCTTGTAAATCTGCTGGATGATTTTTAATTCGTCTGGATGACCCAATGTTATTACTTTTTGACCGTCAAAATAATACACTGCACCTTTTCCTTCTACTGTAAATAAACATTTCATCTCTTCTTCTCCTTCCTGTTCGATTCCTGTATTCTGTTTTTTTTGTTCGCTGCATGCAGACGCTCTACTGTCGATTGCCTTTGCAATCAGCCCAGCAATTCCTTTTGTACCTAAATTTCGATATCTGGCCACATCACCTGTGCCAGTGCAGAATAATGTCTCCACGATCATGCCAGGCATATTAGATGCATTCAGATCATGGTATCCCGAACTGTACTTTACACCACGGTTAGCAAATCCTTTATTTGCGAAATTCTGGCAGATGTTACTTGCGATCGTATTCATGGTCTGGTTGGATGCATCGTATAACCACACCTCTGTGCCGCCAGCTGACGCCGCTCCTGCCGCATTCATGTGCAAGGTGACATAGATATCGCATCCCGCTCCATTCGCCTTATTTGTGCCGTCAGACAGCTCACCAGACACATTGGATGCGTTGGAGTTACAATCAATCACAGTGTGTCCGACAGCCTGCAACATCGGTACAAGTTCGTTGTAGATCTTCCGCACTTCCGCCTGTTCATCGATCAGACCGATTGCACCTTTACAATTCGGGGAATGCCCTCCCCTTAAGCCAATTTTCATTCTTTCTCTTCCTCCTGCTCTTCCGTTTCAAATGCTTTTTCCAGTTCCTCTACGGATACTCTGCCAAATTCGTTCTGTTCGCTCATGTTCTCACCTCCTACCGTGCGATGTCGCACAACAAAAGAGAGCCTGTTTCCAAGCTCTCCTGAATCTATTTATATGTAAGTGCCCTCTCCGAATCTCCTGTTCCAGGTGTTGTTGGGTCTACCACTACACCGAGGATCGCCAGCACTGCAAAGAGCGCATTGATTACGGTTAATAGCTTATCACCAAGGTCTCCAAGGTTGATGTTAAGCCCAAACACTGCCGCAATTGCCTGTATCAACAGTAAGATTGCCGGGATCAGTGCAACCCAGAATGCCTTGTTTTTAATTCTTACAATCCAGTTAATCTTCTTCATTTTTCATTCTCCTTTACAGATACATCGCTACTATTCCACCAATCACAGCTCCGATCAGTGCGGTTACTACTACGTCCCACCGTTTAGCCGGTGTCTGCTCAAGATGCGTCACCTTTGCGGTCAACTGCACAAGGGTCTGGTTCATAAATCCAACCTCCTTGGTCAACCCTACCATTTCTTGCGCCAGTTGATGTACCACATTCACAACGTCCTCTGCTTCTTTCATTCGGTGTTTTAATGAGCCGATTTCTTTTCCGTGCTCTGCAAGTTTCACTTCTACTTCATTTTCTGTCATGTTTTCCCTCCGGTTTTTAAAGTATAAAAATAAGACCATCACGGTCTTGCTCTAATCTCCATATTCGTTCCTTTAGTCTTCCGTAATCCATGTGGTAGACAAATGTCGCTCTGTCCAATTTGGATTATTGACATAGATTGTAATTCCACCGTCTTTTCCAATTAGATATCGACCGGTCCCAAAGATCGAGGAGCCAGACACCTCGCTGTAAGGTGCGTAAATGTCAAACACCGGGCGATACCCAACCGGAATTCTGACTTCATCGAATGCCCCAAATCCTCCGCTGTTCGGAAATTGTGCAAGCATTGTGATCTTGCATGTTACCATAAATCCTCTTCTTTTTAGTTCCACGCGGATGTTATTATTGGAGTTTGCACTTGTATATGGACCTTTCACGGTGCCGGAATCGTAATTGCGATACGCATATATGCTTATACGTGGGGATACAGAATTTCTTGCATATATCATTTCATCCTCAAACTGGATTGTCGTTGCTTTTCTTGTATTTTCATTTGTAAACATGATGTTTTGCAAGTTCACGCTCATAGTAGCTCGATCTGTTGTCGGAGCCTTACCGGAGAAAGCCAAATACGCATTACTCAATGACGCAACATTTTCCACTGCTCCTTGCACGATTTTCTTGCTAATAATCTTTCCGGATGTAACATCGATAAGCATTGTTCCATTCTTATCCTTAATAAGTCCGGCAGTTACAGTTCCAAGATCTGCCGCTATCGCACTTAAAGTCTGTGCGTTTAAGTTATCAACAGAAATATAATGGATCACCCATTTACTTCCATCCCACCGCTTGATCGGCTGACCGGAGGCTGTTTGCCATAACTGGCCAACTTCAGGATTCACCGGAGCCGCAGAAGATACAATTATGCCACTTGGCCCTGTAGCACCGGTCGCTCCATTATCACCGTATACTCCGATGATACATGGTGCTGATTGATACGTGCTACCATTTGTATAGGTAACAACTTCATAATTCCACAGATATTTTTTTGACGCCGTTATTGCTTGTACAGTTGTAGTCCATCCTGATGTGGACGCCGACACACCGCTTCCGCTTGCCGTTGCAAGATAATAATTCGTGATAGATTTTATTCCGTTTCCAGTTACCCCTTGAGGTCCCGTTGCTCCCTGCGCGCCCTGTTTCGATTTCGAAACCGTAAACCATCTTGTGATAGAATTTCCGTTGTATGTTACTTTAATGTCAACCCATCCGTTATCCGTAGATAGAGCGGATACCTTGTAAGTACGTGTACTTAAATCCCATGTACCAGCAATTCCGGAAGATTTTGTTACGGTGTAAGTAGCGACTTTTGAAACGTCCTGTGCGCCGTTGTAAACCTGCACTTTTGTAGAGCAATCTATAAAGTTTCCACCGTTTCCGTTTGTGTCTGTTGCTACTGTTTGGGAATCGTTGGACAATGTTACTACTAAAGTTTCTATGTCCTCAGGAGCGGGAGACCAGTCTGTGGCTTTATTACCCTTTTCAAGTTTGATATTTCGAATTCTCCATTTTTTACCCACTTCATTATTTGATAACATGAAATCTATTTTTCCATTTAAAGATGTAGATGGATATTTTAATTTCAATGAATATTTTGCAGGCGTTTTGTTAATTGTTTGATTTTGATCTGGAGTACCAAAATCTGTTTCTAACAAAGCAGTTTCAGCAACAGTGTCTACCAGATACGCTTCGTAACTCACTATGTATTCAACATTTTTTTCTGGTATAAATTCTTGAACAAATCCAGACCATGTCCCACCAATCGTAACTTCACACCATCCATTAACCATCTGGAGAGATTTTGTATTACTACCTTTAATCCAATGGTTAAAAGTATTAAACCCTGTGTTTAATAGTAAATTCCTACCGCCAATCTCCAAATTATCCACATCCGTAAGCACAACAACACTCTGCGTATCCAAAGCATTTATAGTCCCGTCTGCGCTGTAAAGCGTGCAACGGAGTATTTTCGCAGTTGCAGTCGGTGTATACTCCTTTGCACTTTCGTTCGCAGATGAGGTGTATTTCACGGAGTATGATGTTCCGTTGGTTGACTCTTCGATTTTAAATCTACCATTATATGGTATCCTTGTCGCACTGTCTCCATCTCGATAAAACGACCGGAATGTTATTTTAGATGGTGTTAAAGCTCCGTCTGCACCTTTTTTAATAGCGGTATCGGACGCTTCCAGGATGTAGCTTCTTGAGTTTGTTCCGTCTTTTCCATTTTCGCCTTTGATTTTTGTCCATGCGTATTTCGTCGGGTCTGTAGAATCCGCTTGCGTGAAATCTGTATACTGTCCAATATAAAACTTCCCAGCGCTATTCGAAACATCAAACCCTGTCTTTCCATCTGCGCTGTTTGCGTAGGCGATATGTAAATAACTTGTTTTCCCATCTGCACCATTCTTACCAGCAATTCCCTGATCTCCTTTTACGCCTTGCGATCCTTTAAACTGCGACCAGGTATATCTTGCAGGATCTGTAGAATCTTCCTGTACAAAGTCCACATAAGTTCCAATATAAGCAGACGGCGTCTCTGTCATCTGACTGAACGTTGTCGGCTTTGCCACAGAAGAATACTTGATGTGGAAATAACTGGTCTTTCCATTCGCACCAGCTGTTCCAGGAATCCCCTGTTCGCCTTTTTCTCCTTGCAGCCCTTGTAGCCCACGTTCCCCCTGTTCTCCTTTTATTTTTGTCCATGTATACTTCGTAGCATCTGTACTATCTGCCTGTGTATAATCCGTGTACTGCCCGATATAGAGCTTATTTGTACCATCCGTGGTGGAAAATCCCGTCTTGCCATCTGCACTGTTTGCGTAGGCGATATGTAGATACGGGGTCTTTCCATCAGCTCCCGGCTTTCCGGGTGTTCCGATCGCCCCGTCTGTGCCTTTGATCTTGCTCCATGCGTATTTTGTCGGGTCTGCGCTGTCATTTTGCGCAAAATCAACATACATTCCGATATATTCCCTATTACTGTCGGACACGGAAAAATCTGTCCTACCGTCTGCGCTGTTCGCATAGGCGATGTGGGTGTACTGTGTTTTTCCGTCCTTCCCATCTTTTCCCGGGATTCCCTGATCCCCCTTTGGACCCTGTATACCATCCAATCCCGGAGCGCCTTGTGGTCCCGGAGGTCCCTGTTCGCCTTGCTCTCCTTTCTCACCTTGCGGACCCTGTTCCCCGTCTTTTCCGTCCTCTCCATCCATTAAATCTGCAATCGTAACCTCGTAATACCCACGTTTTATCCCATTTTCCATAGCCTCAAACGAGTACACCGCCTTTGTATCCACGTCAGTAGCATTTACCGTAACACTCTTACCAACATAAAACTCTGTGCCATCTTTGCTCCACCGGAATTGTAGCTTGTCTGCCACGTCCACGCCGTTATCGTAAGCGTAAGCTGTCAGAGTAGTGCTACCAATGCCATTTTTAAAGATGATGCCATTGTTGGTGGAGATGGAACAAGTGTAGACCTTATTTTTGTTGATAAGATCTTCCATCCTCTGCAACAAGCTATCCGAAATTTCGGATGTAAGCTCTTTGTAGTTTGTAAATACCGTCTTTGCAGTTTTTGGATTGGTAAGACTGCGCACCTGTTCGGACACTCTTGCCTGTAGATAAAGCACTGGTGTCCACTCCTGATCCTGCATCCTTACCGTATCCCCGATGTTGGTGTCAAAATATCCGTCCACCTCGTAAGTCACCACCGGTTCAGATGCTGTTTTAAGATCGGACAGAGCCATGCTATAGAGCTTGTCCTTGCTGTCTGTATCGTACTCTTTACGCATCAGGATATAAGCATCAGCCTTATTTACGATGTTGGATGGGAACCGGTCTCTTGCCTGTGGTGCCCGGATGATTGCGCCGTCTGTAAAGTACTCGATATTCCCGTTCTCATCGTATTCTTTTTTGTCCAGTCCATTGATCGTCAGCCCGTCTTTCCCGGTCGGCTGGATGCAGGTGTAAAGCTTCTCGGCATCTGTGGTTTTTCGAATTCCGGTAATTCCTTTCCCGTACCGCAGTACAATGTCATTCCGGTATTCTCCGACTCCGCTGTCTGTATCGGAGTGTTTCCGATATACATTCAGCACAATCTCTTTTAAGGAGTAATCGCTGTTAAGCACTGTCTCAAACTCGATCTCCGCAGAAAATACATTAGCCAGGGAGAATAATCTCTTTAATACGGACGTTGTACCTGTCCATTCGTTGGTGATCCGCTTATCTGACACCTCGTTGAGACCCAATTTAAGTGTCCTCTCCGCGTCAAATACGGTAAGGTACTCTTCAAAGCTCATTGCTTTTCCAGCTTTGTATTCGCCGGCATCCTCATTGATTAACTCAAACGACAGTGACCATGCCGTAGCCGTGATTGTCTCCTCTGTTTGCTCAGTGTTTACGATGTTTAGATAGTAGGATTTCCCTTTGTGTATAAACGCCACCTTATTCCCGGCGGTAACATTCTCTGCATCCTGATGCTTTGCGGACACCGTAAAGGTGTAAGTATTGGCAGTCCCCTGTAAGTACTCATGTAGCTCGTCATCCCAGTAGTGCATGGACTTCTTGTGCTGATTGTCCATAAACGCTACTGGTGTGTTATTCGCGCTTAAAATCGCGATCCTGATGTTATCCACTATAAATACACCTCCCGTATTTTCGCTTTAATCTGTGGCGGTGGAGAAGAAAAGGAAGAATAGCAGAACTGGACTTCCGTTGTCCCCGGTGGAACTTTTGGATAATTGGATCCATTAATCTCATCTCCTTTTGCCGGCACCCCGTTTACATAGACCTTTGTACTCTCTCCATCTATAGACACCACATCTCCGGCACGATACCGGTTCGGCACATCCTTATACTTATCGACATTGTCTTTCCGGAATCGGATGCTTTTTAAATAGTTGTGTGTGACGTACTGGTTTGATAGATTTCGGTCTCCCCACTGTCCGATCCAGATTTGGATTTTTTCGCATTCCATGTCCTTAATTTCCGGGATCGTGAGATCCCTGTAAGTGCCATACCAGAAAATCCGCAGCTTTTCTCCCTCTTTTAAAAAGTCATTATGGCATCCCATTTTTAGGTTAAACGGATTGCCCTCGTAGGCTGTCGGCTGGAATTCCTCTCGTCTGATTAAGGTGTTCCCTGGGGCAAACCACTCGACACGAGCCGTGTTCCCCGCGGCATCATTTTTGTTAATAGACATGGCACATATCACCTTGTTATCTCCAGTCAGGAATGCAATGGTCTGCGCTCCTGTCTGCCCCATCAAACCAGTTTCGAACCAGTGCTGGGTATAACAATAAAAATTCTTCGCACCACGTCTGCCCTCGCTGTCCACCGGAATAGTAAGTGTTTTCATTCCACCGTTCCAGTATCCAGATGTGACTTGTCCACCTTTTAATGCCATCACGTTGTATCCGGCAACATTCCGTACTTCCAACGTTCCTTGCGTTGTGTTTTCCGGATTCTGATAAGAGGTGCCATGATCATCTTGAAACAAGCCGTAACCGTTAAACAGTTCTTCGGACGCTTCGTAGTTCTCTCCGTCCGCCTCTTCCTGTTTTCCGAGCTGGATCACTCCATACTGGCTCACAAGTCCGATAAATCCGTTTTCGTGTTGGTGTGTGATCTCATAATCCACATCTGCCCATTCGGTGCCGTTGTTTTGGATGGTAATGGTCTGGTAGCCGTTATTCTGGACGCCATAGAAGTCGAATTCTGCGGTGGAGTATGCTACACCGTCAGGGATTAGCCATGTGATCGTGCCAGTGCTGTACATATCATCCTCTCCCAGCACCGGTTCCCCATCCACGATCGCTTCATAGTAAATGCTTGGTTCGTCAGAAAAAATCAGTCTCTTTGGTTCTTTACTATACAGAATTTCTGACATTTTTCTGCGGAACTCACTGAGTTCCCTTGCCGTAGAGTTTGAAATACGAAACTCCATTACAATCTGTTTTGGAGAGTACGTGGAATGCGTAAACTCTCCTCCATTTACATTTTCAATGCTCCTTGTATTATTTGTGATGGAAGGTGATAAGTTCCGGTCAAGTCTTGTAATCTTAACCGGAATATCCACGCCTCCATAGGTTGCTTTAAGCAAGCCCAACTCTCTCACCTCCTAATAGTTTCTCGAAATCATCCATCTTTTTTATCATCGGTCTTGCATATCCAACCGTCTGCTGTGCGACAACTCTTCCGTCCAGCGTCGTTGTCAGATTGATATTTAGATTAATATCCTTTTCGCCCATAATCTCCAAGATTGATTCCTTAATATAACCTTTTAGCGATCGCAGTGGTGTGATCGCTTCTGCTTCTCTTTCCGCAGCCCCTCCGATTCCTCCGGACGGCATCTGGAATAATGCTGGTTTGGTAAGGATTCCGCCATCTTTAAACCATTTCACATCCAGCATCGGCAGACTTGGTAATAAATCGGACAAATTGATATCTCCAATACCATCCTCGTACCCAACTCCACGATAAGCAGCCGCAAGGCTTCCGTACGTAGACACTGCGTATCGAATGGATGCAAGCATATTAGATAGTGGATCGTAGATGTTTTTATCGTATCCGGGCATTGCATAGGCTCTAAATGTCGGGTCAATGACCTGCATAAGTCCCTTGGATGGCGTCCCATTAATCGCATTGATATCCCAGTTGTTAATCGCATTCGGATTTCCACCGGATTCTGTCTGCATCTGATACAACAGGCGTTCCAAATTAGCTTCGGAATACTGTCCAGTCATCTGTAATGCCCTTGTGGCTAACGTTCTCCACTGCTCTACTCCTGCACTTGGATTGTAGTTTACATGTGACTGAGTATCAAATATCCCTTTTACAAAACCAACAACGCTATCAAATACTGTATTGACAGCACCTTTTGCAACGGATATCCACGGTTCAAACGCTCCCGTTAAATCCGTAAATTTATCAATTGCAATCTGCACGATCTTACTTGGATGTGTGATGTAATCCCATACATTTCCCGTAAAGTCTTTTACCGTACTCCATATCCCACCGAAAAAGTCGCCGATTCCACTTGCAAAGTGCGGAAGTTCTTCCAGAAAACTCTTTGTTTGGTTGGCTGGCATGATTTTCGTTCCCTTTTCCAGTGGCAGAACTACATCTCTCCCCTCTGGAATAAATGGTTTTCCATGTGGTGGAACGATCATTTCTTTGTATGTAGAGCCTTTCTGGTCGTTTACGATACCTAGCGTGTCTTTTGGAATGCCACCAGTTCCTCTTGCAAACTTCGGGACTTCCCACAATGCAAATTGCTTGTCCGACCCTACTTTATCAAGCACCCAGTTTACACCGTGTATTACACCGTTTACCGCTCCACCGATAGGCTTTACAATTGCGTTCGCAATCCCTTTCACGATTCCTCCAAGAGTATCCTTTAGATTGTTAAATCCGTC